CCGCTCCCAAATAATCCATGAAATGGGGAGCATAGAGCTCCTTAATATAGGTAAGAAAGGTGAGATTAGAATCTATAAAGATTCTCTGATTGTTTAGTAAATGTTGATGGTAACCAGGGATATCAGGGCATCGCACATTAAGCAGACGCCGCATCCCATAACGCATGTTAATATCTGAACGAGAATAAATAACAGCGTTTGTTTCAAAACCAGGTCCAAAGCGAGTCTTATAGAACCCATCAGGCTTCCAAGGTGGAAGTGCAGGGAAACTTAACTCATTGTTGGCAAAGTACGCCGGGTTGGAACCCTTGGTGAGAGTATACTCATCGTTAAAGACGAATTTTTCATCACGCACAGCAGCTATCTGGTCACAACAGATAGTTCCAACCCGGTGGGGGTACAACCGCGTAGGCACGCCTAGCGGGACCCCCATGACCCGAAAGCAATACCAGTGACGGGGGTGACAGCGGCAAGATCACGCAGACCTTGCACTATACTCTGTTGCACAAAATGGTGTAGAGTATTACAGAACACACGAGGTTCGAGTTTAAAGAGTTCACCTGCAAACTCATATTTGAGAGCAACTGTCTTAACTGCTGCAACTGCACTAGCGACAATTTCTACACTACCCCCAGATTTCTCCACAGATCGAACGAAGATTCGCGAGTGTAGGTCATTAACCCGCTTCTCAGAAACTTCGTACAAATAGTCATAAAGTTCCGTGAAGATTGGGACGCTAGCACAAGACTGATAATAGGCCAACCCAAGAAAGGCAAAATCACTCATCTTTGGAGAGGTGTAACTTGCCTCTTTATTCCAATATGGTGACCAAGGTAAGCCCCAAGTGTAAGTAGACGTTGAATGAGATTTGATGAATAAAGTTTCACTGGCCGTCAGGCCGTTGTTGTCATTCAAGGTGTAACCCACACCCTTCTGCAAAAAAGGAGCATGATCCTTACAAAAGTTGGCCATTCTCTGATACAATGTATATGTTTTACGGGGATCCACCGTGTAATAAACAATAACATCACGTGTGCGCCCATCTACTTCAGTGGAGATCTCCTCTGGAAGATCAGGGTGTACAGGATTGTAATCAAAATGTTCTCTCCAAGCACCTTTCACAATGGAGGTGTAGTCAGGAAAAACATCGTCTAACACATAAACTTTCCCTGATGGGGGGCGCCACAACAAAGGATGACACTCATATGTAGACCCAAAAACCTTACCCTCAACGGGAACAGTGCGATCTTCCGCCCGCAAAATAGGGGGTGAACTAAAGCACCTCATTTTCGGATCCCAAAAACCATCTGGAAAAGGGGGCGCCTCATCGAGTCGAACTAATTTTTCGCGGTCTACATGCTTCCATCGTGCCAGTGTCAACTGAGCTGGTGTGTGCTGACCACCAGGAGGAAAAGCAGGGGCTCGAATGCGTCCGTGCAACAAACACACTCCTTTCTGCCAACAGTCAATTTTCTGGCAATAACCACGTTTAAATGGTGTCCGCGGGCGGGGAGCAAGAGCTTCCGGACAATGGTTGCAAGAACAAAAACCCCCATGCCCACGTGCCAAGCGCGGAAGACTAGGTGGAGGTTGGAAATTAAGCGAGCGCAGGAGCACAACTCTGCTCTCAACCCCACTCTTTCTCTTTTCTTTCTTTCTAATCTCCTTCTTCAGCTTTGGGATAGGGATTATCTTTGAATTCTTAGGTGAGGGGTGAGGGGTCTTAATCTCAAAGGCCGACAAATCTTCGAGAAAGGGGGTGGGGCAAACATCCACCTTACTGTCATCAAAAAGGGAAAGTCCATAATCAATGGCCTCACCATCAGGCCCTAAAAAAGGTGACCATACCCCATTGACCAAGATCTCATCTTTACGAGTACAACCATTTTTGAGAGGAACGGGTACACAAGGATTAAGGAGCTCCTCGGTTAAAACCGGTGCAAAGCTATTTTGCTCCTTAATCTCCTTCCCTTCAGAAGTCACCCGCAGTGATTTCAATGAGGAACCATCCTTCTTAAGAACAGTGGCCCACTTAGACTCAGAGCGAACCA